AATATTCTACCTTTCCATATAAAGCTAAGTTACCTCTTAAAAAGAATAACAGCGTTCACACCTTTACATCTATGGACGATGTATGGTATGTTATCAATCTCTTAAAAGAAGAATTAGAAGAACATAATAAAACATCAGAACGAAAGTTCGAGCTACACCAAAGTATTAAGTCACATCTACCATTTTTTGCTTGTCCAAATCACTTTATTAGCAGAGAATATCAACGAGATATACAACGATATACCTATTGCAAGAAGATGAAAGTACCTCCTTATGAAGGATCATACGGAAATCAACCAAAAAAATGGATTGATAAGTGCAATGTTATAGAAAAAATGTTAAATTATGTACAATCAGAACAATATAATAAAATAAAAAATGGCTAAAAATTTACAGATACAATTAGAATTTACTACTAAGGGAGCAAAAGAATTAATCGACTCTCTAAAGATTTTAGCAAAAGAGCAAAATAAAGTTTCTGCAGCTCAACGAAAATTTAACAATGCAAATCTAAAAGCAGTTACTGCTACTAAGAAATTATTAATGGCTCAAGAAAAGCATCGTTTTGCGATGCAGAAAAATTCTACACAAGTTGCAAAACTTAAAGAGCAGGTAAGAGTTTTAAGAATGCGTAATAAACAACTGGCAGTTTCTACTACCAGAGTAACAAAAGCACAAAACAGAATGCGTATTTCTACCTCTGGATTACAAAGAATAATTGGTTCTATTAGAAATAAAATTCTTCTTGTAACATTTGCATTTGGTGGTATGGCAGCAGGTATTAGAAATTCTATACAAACCTCTATGCAATTTGAAGCTGTTCAGGTAAGACTTAATTCAATGTTTGGTTCTGTAGAAAGAGGAACTAAAGCATTTAATACATTTAACAAAGTTGCAGCTACTACTCCATTTACATTAACAGATGTTGTTGAAGCTGGAGCAGCATTAAAAGCATTTGGTACAAATGCTGAAGAGATGATAAAACCTACTGCTGACTTAGCAGCGTTTATGGGTGTAACTGCTACTGAAGCAGCTCAATCTCTTGGTAGAGCATTTGCTGGTGGTGCTGGTGCAGCAGATATTCTTAGAGAAAGAGGTATTTTACAGCTTATTCGTGATTTTAAAGGTATAGACGATTTATCAAAAATTAGTTTACCAGCTTTTAGAAAAGCATTAGAAGAAACTTTGCTTGATCCTGAAGCAGGTATTGCAGGTGCTACAGATAGACTTGCACAAACAATGACTGGATTAGTTTCTAATATGTCAGACGCATTTACAAGAATGAGTGCTGCTCTTGGAGATTTAATAAATATGCGAGGAGTTGTAACAACTCTAACAAACGCATTTTCTGGATTAGCTAAAATGTTTACAGAAATGGCAGAAACAGAACTTGAAACTACAGTAAGAGAGCTTGGAGAGTTGGGAGATGCTGCTGTTGAACTTAGACTTGAAATGTTAAAAATAAGAATGCAACAAATGGAATTAGACGCTGTTGAAAAACAAACAACTTTAGATACTAATATAATTATGAGGGCTATTGCAGATAGTGAACAAAAAAGATTAAATATAACAAAAGATTTAGGAAAAGAACTATTAAAATTAGAACAAATGGGTATCAAAGAAGGAGAACTTAGAGAAGAACTTGCAACAATGAAAATGCAAGAAAGAGTTGCAACTGGAGAGGAAAAAATATTATTACAGTTGGGAAATAAAGAAAGAAAAAAAGAAATTACAAATCTTCTTTCTAATATAGATTTGTTAAAAAAATTAAAAAATGATGAACTTTCCAGACAGGAAGTATTGGAAGGTAACTTAAACTTTGCAACATTATATGAACAAATACAAAGACAAATATTAGGTTTAGCATCTTCAATAACAAAAGAAACTAAAAAATTAGCAGAAGCTCTAAAAATTTCTGTAGAAGATGCAAAAATATTAGATGAGGGAGAAAAACTGCGATTGGAGATGAGAGAACAGTTATTTACAGATCATTTCAATAGAGTTTTTAGTATAGCACAAAAAAGTATAGATCAGCAAAAACAAGCAGAACTTTCTGCATTGAGAGATACTGACAAATTTAGAAATGCAAGTGCAGAAGAAAGAGAGAATATGGAAAAAGATGCTCTCAAGAAATTACAGAAAAAACAAAATTTAGTTTTTAAACTAAACCAAGCAAATGAAATTGTTAAAACTGTTATGAGTACAATGGAAACTGCTGGTAAGATTAAAAGAATGAGAGATGAATTAATAGCACTTGGTACAAAATTAGCAGCGACTCCAGGTGGTAAACCAGCTTCTGCCAGAGCATTTGCAGCAGCAGCAGGTTTATCAGCACAGAGAGGAGTTGTCATAGCATCTGGTGCAGCTCAAGCAGGTTTAATTGCTGGACAAAAACCTCCAGCGTTTGCTCGTGGTGGTTCTTTCATAACTGGAGGGCAACAAATGATTATGGTTGGCGATAACGCTGGTGGTAGAGAACGAGTAGACATTACACCTTTATCCAGTCCAGACTTTGGTGACGCAGGTGGAAGTGGCTCTATCAATGTAAATATTATGGGTAATGTTATTGGAACACAAGAATTTGTAAGAGATAACTTATTACCAGAAATTGAAGATTCAATAAGAAGAAATCTTGCGTAATGCCTATCAATTCTACAACAGCTTACAACAATGCTCTTAGTAGCACTATAAAAGAAGAGTGGATATTTGAATTAAGAAACGACACTTATACCTCTGGTGGATCTACACAATATATTAGATTGGGAACTGCTGAAGTAGGTAGTGGTACTACTAAATATCATTCATTGATTACCTCTTTGCCATCAATAAGAGAAACAATAGATTTAAAAGCATCTACTTCAAAAAATGGAAACTTAAGTATTTCTTGCGTAAATGGACAATTATCAAATTATAGCAATGCTACATTAGCAGAAGAAATATATGGTGGTACAAGAAAATATATAAACAGAGATGTAATTGTTAAGTCAAGAGTTAATGGACAAGAAAATACTATTTATACTGGTAGGTTAAAATCTGTAAGGTTGCAAAATCAAGATGTTGTTACTATAGAAATAGCAGCAAAAACTCCAATAGATTTTTTAAAGATTCCAGAGTTTACAAGTAAAGCAGGTAACTTTTTTCCTATTGTTTATGGAGATGGAGTATCTGAAACATCTACGATTACCAGTCCAGGATTTATAGACAATGCAAGATGTTTTCCTTTGCAAGTAGATTCGTTAAACGACGATAGATTTAATTGTTTGGCGTTTGAAGGATTTTCATTAGGAAGTGCCACTGATACTGGATTTGATACTGATGGAATTGGCGACCAATCTTTATTGGCAGATGTTACTGACAATGCATTTCAAATTATAAATGGAAGTGTACCTACTGCATTTGAAGTTGGAAAAGTAATACAAATAGATAGTGAAAAAATGTTAATTACCGATTCTGCTTTTATTCCTTCCACATTTGTTGTAATAACTGTTGTCAGAGCATACGCAGGAACTACTTTAGCTGCTCACGCAGACGGTGCTGATGTATATTCAGTAGCAATTAACTCTGGTATTGATGATGGTAAATTACATTATCCGATTAAAGATATGTTTGATGCAAATGGGTTTCCTTTGTTTACTCCAATACTTGCAGGAGATGATGAATACGCACAGGAAAATTCTACAAATTTATACGAAGGTTCAGAAAATGATGACAAACCTATTTTATTTGCACCTATCAATTTGAAAAGAGGATATTATATAAGGTCGCAAACAGTAGAAGCATCTTCTGGATATAATGCAACTTCTAATTTGTCAAATGCTTATGATACTTCAGCTTCTTCTTTTGCAACTCTTACACATAGTGCAAATGATGATTTTACAGTACAAGCATCATTCTTATTAAAAGATTTACCAAGAGAAGAACATTCTATTAAAAAATGTAATTTAAAATTTTCTTATCAAGTAAGTGCTTTCGATGCACCAACTGGTGCAGGTGAAACTTTATCTACGAAATACAGAGTTTTTATAAACGAAGATTACACAGGAGATTTTGTAGATGGAACTGACCATACTTCAACCACTACAGTTCAAAATGCTTCTATAGATTTATTAGATACTGGAAACTTTTCAAGCAATACCTCAAGAGTTCCAGAAAGTATTAGTTTAAGATTTTTTGCAAGTTCGAGTGGTAATATTGGCAGTGGAAGTGGCGATACACACGGATTAACTATTAAAGTATTTGATATGTATTTAGAGATAAATTCAGAAATAGATGCTGAAAATACAGATAAAGATGTACAAAACTTAGTAGACTCAAGTGCTGTTACTTCTGTGAAAAAACTATATACACCTGCAGATGGATTAGATCAATCTTGGGCAGCAGGAACAAGAGTATCCAACATAGTACAAATGCACAGAGATTTAATTTATAGATTTGCAGGTATTACAACAGAACCTGAAAATTATTCTGCATTAAACACAGCAAGAACTAATTGGACTATATTTTATTATTTGCATAAACAAAAAGAATTATTAAAGGTATTAGAACAATGCCAAAAAGAAGGTGGATTTATATTTAGATTTAAAGCCAGTGATGGTAGTCCACAATATATATATTTAGTAGATAGTCCAGCAACAGACCATACGATAAGTAAAAGTGATATAACTAATACAAGCATATCATTAACTGCTTTTGATAGTTTGGTTACAAAAAGAGTAATTAAATATCAACGCAATCCTATCAATGATGAACTATTATTTGAACAAACATCTACAGATACTACCAACAATCCGAGAACAGACTATAATGTACAAAGTGATGAAAATGTAGAAACAGAAGAATTAGAAATATTGAATAGTGCTATCGGTGCAGTAAATATGGGTTCTGGAAATAAAAATGATGGTTATGCAAATTATTATAATGCGATTGAAGGAAATCCAAAATTGTTGATAGATACAGAAATAATAAATCCAGGTAGCTCTGGTGGTAGCTCTTACTTCTATTTAATGGAAGTTGGAGATATATGTGCGTTTGACCATACCGATATGATCGTTGAACCATTTGGACAATCATTCAATGGCAAGAAGTTTATAGTAACTTCTTTAACAAGAAGTCCAGGAAGTTTAAAAGTATCTTTGAGAGAAATATAAAAAGAATTAAATTTAATTATGGCTATTACATCAGTAAAATTCGCAACAGACGCAACAGGAACTAACTCTGGTACTTATTCACCAGATCAGAATCCAAATATCGGAACAGATGTATCAAAAGCATACGATGGAATAAGAGTTAAGAAATCATTAGGTGGCGAAACATACACTTTTGCTAATCACGAAACAGAACGCAAAAAAAGAAAACTTGTATATGAAAATATAAGCGAAGCAAATAAAGATAAACTGGTTGCTTTGTTTGATTTAGTAAAAGGACAAAAGACTGCATTCGGATATAGTGAAGATGGATTTGCAAGTAGTGGAGCAGATACCGATAAAAACTTCTTAGTTCGTTTTGTAAATAACAAATTACCAGTATCAGAAACAGCTTATAATGTGTATCGTGTTGAAATCAACATTGAAGAGCAATTATAAGAAATTTTTCTTCTTAAAATACCCCTCTATGACCATAAAACGCTTGTTGATAGCATATCATAAGCGAGATAAAACAAAGTGGTATGAACACCGTAAATAATGCGTTATATAGCGTTTAGTCTTTTTTATCTTCCAAACTACGCAAAATTAGATTTTCTCTAATCTTATTAGTTTGTCTTACTCGTTCTTTGATATTATTATCCTCTTCTTTGAGCATTTTTAATAAATCTTTGTATCGTTCTGCTGTTTTTTTATCTATCATAATTCTTTAGGGCAACCAGTAGCCAACCGTATTTGAAAAAAACAATAATCTTATTTAGAGCATTAACCGAAATTAAGACAGGATTGGTTACCTGCGACACTCCTTCAAATGCCATAATTGTTATTGTTGTTTTAAAATGTTGCCCTAATCCATTAAAATGGTAATTCGTCTTGACTTAAAGGTTTGTTATCTTTTGGTTTTGGAATTGATACAGATAATCCGAAGTATTTTTTCCCACCTTTACTTTCATTAATCCAACCAGATATATTATACAATGTACCTGCTACATTAATCTGACCAGTATAGTCTGGGTGTGTATCTTTTTCTTTTCTGTCGTTCTTAAAAATAGAACCTTTATTTTCTTTGTGTTCGTAAGCCATTATTTTAATCTCCAAGTGTATGTTTTTCTTCCTGCTGATCCTAATACCTTTTTATCTGTTTTAACAAGTCTGTTACGATTTGTTAAATCAGTAATTGCTCTGCGTATAGATGTTAGTGGCGTTTGTTCGTTAATTGATTCATTGTCAATTAAAAAAGCCCACACCTCATTGGCAGATAGATTTTCATTAGGATAAGTCTGAAAGACTGCTAATGTTAATTGTTCTTGATTGTTTGCTTGTTTCATATTTGTTTGTAGCAAACTTCCATTTTCATTTGTTGTATTGTAGTACATTTTACCTTCCTTGTTTTTGTATTTAAGACAAAGCGATACTATTGCGTTATAAACGCATTGATGTAATTTTGTGATAATCATTAGTGTTTAATCGTCACAATTTTCGCAATGTTTCCAGTTTGGATTAAGTCTAACATATTCTTGTTCAGTTACTCTTGTAGGATTATCCATTGCTTTCTTGATGTCTAATGCGACATTCTTGATAGCAGGTGGCAACTTCCTAACATAGTGACTTTCAAAGATATGTTTCAGCACTTGTTTTTCCTCTGGATTTAGTTTTAACATCATATCGTTACCTCAAATATGGTTTTCTTTGGTTTTAGTTTGTTGGAAGATTTTGCGTTATAACTTTCAAGCTCACTATCAATGTCATAACACTCTTCTCCAACATATTGTAAATCTATCTTCATAGCGTCTATATTTTTATCTTCGTGGAAAATATAAATATTCTGACTTGCTCTTCCTGATAGATTTAATCCTTTTTCACTGTACTCGTTAGCTCCAACCAATGAGCTACTTCTACTTGCAATATCTCCAACCCTTGCAGAGTGTATATGTCCAGAGATAATATAATCTATCTGCACACCTCTACCTGCGTATCTACCTTTTATTTGATTGACACTCTTTTCGTATTGCGTAGTGAAACTTCCGTTTCCGTGTAATAATAATAAGTTTTGTCCTGCGACATTAACAACGCATTCAGTAGGATCATCAACTACAAACTGCACATCTGTTGTTTTAAAGTAATGTCTTAGAATTTCAAAGATAACAAAGTCGTAATTATCAGACGCCATAAAGTCTGACCAACCCCAATCTTGTTTTAGTCTACTTTCGTTCCCAGTTACACAAGCAACTGACACGGAATAATCTTGTCCAATATCAAATATAATTTGTTGCAATAAATCTACTGCAAGAAAAACTGCTTTACTTCTATTCGTGGACATATTAAGCATTTCATCTAATCTTCTATCCGAATTGATTAAATCGCCCGTAATCGCAATTAAAACATTATCTATATCATAAACCTTAAATATTTCTTTTGCTCTGTTTACATAGTGTTTTAAGCGTCTTGAAGCAACTTTGAAATCATAATGGTTATGAGGTAGGGAAACAAGTTCGTTAAAATGTGTATCAGCAATCTGCAGCACTCCAACACTTTTGCCTTGTTTGACTTTTTTAAATTTAAAGTCTGAAAAATTCTTTTGTTGCAATAATGCTTGAATATCAAATAATAGATTAGTAATTGCATTTTCATATCTGGCGTGTTCCCTAAATGCTTTTCGTTCAATTCGGTTTACATCTTGTGCTGATTGTTTTTGCTTTGCGAGTTTAATATTCTCCCTAACAACTTCAACATCATTCAAAGTGGGATTAACTGTTTGTACTCCACACTCTTTACATTTATAGCGTTGTTTATATGATCCGTCGTAGTTCTTTTGACGAGATTTTTTAATCATATCTTTACTACCACAATTAGGACAAGATATTACATATAATCCATCTTCTGTCAATCTACTCATTTAGTTATCCTTTTAAATCCGTTGCTATTGTTTACTAAATCTAATAAATCCTTAAATTCAAAGCAAACCATTACTTTTGAATGATTTTTTGAGAAAACTAATAGTGGCGTTAAATCCTCTGAATTTTCACACGCCTGTTCGTAGCATTGCCAAATATTAATTCGTTCTACCTTTTTACACTCAACTGCATAAGGAAAAGTTTCTCTACCTGCCTTAGATAATATAATATCCATACCACTTTCTCCCATAACTGCTGTTTTAATGTCGTGTTCATTGATCCCCAGTTTTTCCATTATCATCTCTCTGACTTTATTCTGAAAGTTTCTACCCTTTGCTTTTGCACTACTCGGTTTCATCTAATTCTCCATTTTTTGCTTTTGTGATAGTTTCAGGTGTAAGACTTAAAACAACTTTCTCTTCCTCTTCTTTTTTCTTTTGCTCTTCTTTTTCTTTAAGATATAGTTCATATTCTTCTAAGTATTTTTTTTCTTGCTCCTCTCTATCTCTTCTTAACTCATTATTAATTAATTCAATTCTGTCAAATAGTGGTTGAATATCTCTTTCCTCTGCAACAGTAGTCATTAACCAATCCCAATCGTAAGTATGTTCTTTATAGGTGCTATATCCAGAATATATTCTTTTATCCATAGAATTATACTTTTCTTTATCAATTCCATATCCCCAAACCAAAATACCTAAAAATTCTAAATCCATTCTTCTAAGGTGTTTTAATTGTCCAACTTTCTCTCTTAGTTTTTTATTTTCTGCAATTAAATCAGTTAATACTTCAACCTGATTTTCTAACTTATTTAGTCTCATTGATAAACTCTCCTTTCACTATGTCATCAATTATAAAACCAATAGTCTGATTAGTTTTGTATTTCTTAAAATTGATTTTCTTTATCTTTTCAATCACTTCGTTCCACTTCGTTGTATTGTCGTGCAACTCTTTTTGTGTTTTTAATAGTAAATCAAAACTCATTTAATCCTCCATTTGTATTTTGTTTTTTGCTACTGACAATTCAAGATGTCCAACATATTTAACTATGTCATAGTTTTTATTAAACTCTGTTTGCTTTGGCATTGCTTTGTTTTGCCATTTATAGTTATATCCTGAATTATCTAATTCTGTAATATTATAAATCCATATATAGTTTTCATATCCAACAACATATAGAAATATCTTGTTGTTTATTTCTGCGTATACTTTGTTATAAGCATACTTATCAAACTCTATGATCCAATCGTTATACTTTGCATTTCTTTGTTTTAACTCTATGATATAATGATTGTTATCTGCGTCAAATCTGTGATATTCATTTTCAGATAGAATTGCTTTATCAGAGAGATAGCGATTTAAAGACTTTAATATTTTAACTTCGTTTTCTTTCATATTAGTCTTGCAAAACTTCCTTGATTTTGCTTACTGGAACATTTTTATTGACCTTACCTGCCATTTCGTTTAAGAATACTAACAACTTCTTTTTATACTCACTTAATAGCATTACTGGTTCTTGTGTTTCTTTGTGTATAGCCCATTTTTCTCCATTGATTATTTTAAAAGATACACCATTAGAGTTTTGAAATATTTCATCTTTGTTCATTAATCCTCCTCGTATTCAAATTCACAATGATCTTTACATCTGGCACATAAGCCATAATGCTCTCCGTCGTATTCGTGTATATTTCCCAATCCTCCTGCTCCACAACAAGTAGATAGTAATTCTTTATCATCATTGTTTTCTTCTTGTTCTTGTTGCCAATCTATTAAATGGTCAATATTATTCTCTACATAATCTCTATATGCACTCATTTCTCGTCCCTTTCTATTTCTGATTGTGCTATGCACTCCATTACAATCTGGTCTACAAAAGCCCTATATTGTTGTTGGGAATATCTTTTTATAGATATTTCTTTTGACAAATCTATTGCTTTTCTATACATCTTATGCACTCTGTGTAATTCCTCAAAATATGCAAAATGTATTTCTCTTTGTTTTTCGTCTTGCATATCTACACTATCTAATACCTTACTCATTTGTATTCCTTTCTTGGTTGTATTTGTTCATCACAACACGAAACATATAAATCTCTATATTCCGATGTTGTCTTTTGTTTGTTGCATTTATCACATTGATAAACATAAATCGGTTCATCTGGTACAAAAGGCAATACTACTTCATCTGTCCATCTTTCTTGGTTTAGATAAGTTTCTGGATTAGGTATGTATTGTTGGTTTTGCCATTGATCCGATTTCTTTTGCAATTCTATATTCTTTATAATTAAATCAATAGGAAAGTTATTTGCGTCAAATTTATCCTGAACTTTTTTCTTTCCTACTTTCTTTGGATATGCTTTCCAAAATTTCTCAAAGTCTTTATTTATTTCTTCCTTTCTTACCTTCTTACCTTTTATAATAGGGTTGTGAGTGGGTTTTTGCTGGTTCGATTTAAAATCGTTATAGGTGGAATACCCGACGATAACTGCGTGGGTTATCTCTGGGTTAGATTTTAACCTAATCATATTCGTTTTTTCCAATTTCTTTAAAAAAGTTCTTAATCTTTGCCTTGTCATATTATTTCTTTTAGCAAAGTTTCTCTGTGAGAATACAATCTCCCCCCTGTTTACTTCTACGATTTGATTGTTTAGCAACATTGACGAGGGCTTTATACTTGCCCTCATCAACATATCAATCCAACATTTTAGGTAAAGTGGATTATCCCAAATCCAGTTATCTTGGATTTTGCGATATAGTTTTATGAAAGAGTTATCCATTAATCAAACATAAATGCTATTAATACTGATAATCCAAACATAATCCCCAATAAAAGTCCTCCGTCCATTACTTACCCTCCATTGCGTTCGTTAGACTTGCTAATGCTTTTTCATATACATTAACATTGGATCTAATACCATTGCTATTATTCTTTAACCAACTTCTTGCGTCTTTACTCAACACGCCTTTATCTAATGCTTGTTTTTCAAGTCGGTTAAATGATTCTATTTGTTTAATGGTTGGTGCTTTCATTTGAAAGTCCTCGCTTTCTACATCAGAGTAGAATGCGTTCTTACCATATAAACCTAATAGCTTTAATGTTGCTCTTGCCTTACCTCGCTTTTCTGCCATAGCCCAAAAGTATTGGTTTTTGCAATTTGTATCATTTGCCTCGCCAAAGGTTATTTCATCTATTAAACCAAACTCATCACTTTCTTGATATGCTCTGATTTTAATAGCTACTGCTGGCGATACATCAAGATTATCAGACATTTCAAATCTTATGTTTTCTGCCTCTATAATCTTTATTACTCCGTCAAAAGATATAATCTTATTACCTCTTAAAGTCCAAAAATCACTTTCATCAAGATTATACTTTTTTACTAATTGATCACTCATTTTCGTTCCTTTCCTTAATTAAATAATTGTTCATAGTTTTGTCCAGTTATATAGCAAATAGCCAATTTACCTACTTGTGGTATTTTACCTGTGCGTTTCCAACGATTTATAGATACCTCGTGCATATCTAATCTACGAGAAATCCACGCTTGACTGCGTTCATTGGTATCTATCCAAATCTGTACCATATACCAATCATTATCTTTACTCATTTACTTCTCCTTTATTGTAATTTTGTCATCAACTTCAAAATCCTCAACACATATCATAGCAGTTTCATAAACCGAATCTGCAAATCCGTCTTGCTTATCTTCAAGAAACTTATTCCATTGCTCATCTGTAAAATCCTCTGCAATATGTTCTTTTTCAAACCATTGATAAAGTAATTTGCCTTTATCTATCAAATTATAAAACATTTCTGTTTCTTTTGATGTTAAGTTTCCTATTGGTATTGTTTTCATTTGCTCTCCTTCCAACCACTATCCAATGCTGTGCTAATAACTTGCTTACGAGTAAGCCAACTATCACTACGATAACAATAGAATTTTCTATCTGGATCTTGGTCGTTTTCCAAATAATACATTTCTGCAATATTATTCACTCGCAAAAATAGTATCATTGAGTTTATTTGTTTATCTGTATATTCTTTCATTAGTCTAATCTCCTCACTTCCTTCACACCTTGTTTTAATAATCTATAACAAATATAGATACCTATTAACGCTCCAAGTGTTTCCATTATTCTACCCCACTATTCATTTGATTTAGTTTGTTTTCAATAGTCATTTTAATCCACTTATCAAAGCCATAAGCCATACTATTATTAGAGCCGATATTAAACTGAACTTCCTCATCTAACTTCCAAAAGTCTACTGGTTTCATACCCTCGTGATCATATAGAGTGGTATACTTCCAGTCATATAGAGTTATAGGTGTTCCAGTTTCCGTATGCTCAAACATATATTCGCCTGATACTTTATAACTATCCATTGTATGAGGTTTGCCAAATACTAATAATAGTTCAATCGGTTTTAACTTTACCTTAGCATATAGATATGTACCACTCGTTTCAATATCTGGGTTTATTTTATATTCATCTACTTTCATTTGTTCTCCTTGTTTGTTATTAAGTCAGTCCACTCTATCCACTTGCAGTTATTTGCTCTTTCAAGACATTTTTTTGCCTTATGCAAGTCTTTATATTTTCTAATTCTATGATAATTTTTATCATATCCTAAATGATAGGGGTAAGACTTTCCGAAGTGTATTTCGTATTTCATTTGTTCTCCTTGTTTGTTATTCTAATATAATTATGGGCATAACTATTTTTTTGATTTAACTGATAGGGTATATTAATGAGATATGAAGATATAGCTATGCCCAATATAATATAATTCTTGATCGTGTTTGTTTTAATGTTCATAATGTTTGTTAAGATAGTATAAGCATAATATTATAAATATCCAAATATAAAAATTACCCTGTGAGATATAATATAAAATACCCTCTAAGATATAATATAAAATGCTTTGTATAATATAATATAATAGTTAATTTAAAGTCCTTTCATATGTTCATTCATATAGACCTTGTTTGTTAGAAAAGAGGGCGTTTAGCCCTCTTTTTTTTATTGTAATATAGTATTTTCAATATTTTCAAAACTTTCAGATATACTGGCGTTCATCAAATTATTATTTCTTATCTCATCTTTTATAGTAGCTAAATTAGATATAATAATATAACGCTTGTGATCATCAAGTTTATTAGTATCTTGTTTATCTTTTTTCATTTTATAGCCCTTTATGTTGTTATTGTTCATCAATTACTATTAATGTATTTTCATTAATATCTTTATAAGGTTTCCAAATATTATTGGTTTTCCTTAGTATTAAATTAAACTCTATATCACCAAATATAACAAAAGCAACATCACCAACCCAACTTGGGCTATCTGAAATATAATTTCTTATTATTGCTATGCGTTCAGGATCAATATATAAATCATCTTTATTAATATTATAATGTTTATATATTGCTTTTGATATAGATGAAATTTCATCTTTTGTAGGTTTCATTTTATAGTTTCCTTATGTTGTTTTAATATAATCTGATCCATTAAATACATATTTATCTTCATTTTCAATATGTTTATTATATTTTTTAATGAATTTATTTAAATCATCAAATAAATCCGGATCTAATGTTCTTATGTGAATTGGTAATAAATCAACTTCACAACCAACACCAACCAAATTTATACTATATGTTGAATATTCTTTTTCCATTTTATTTTTTCCTTATGTTGTTATTGTAAATAATTAATTAATTGTCTTAAATCATCAAAAATTAAAGTATCTATTGCTTCATCAGAATTAGTATTATATATATCAATATAATAATTAAACTTGTTTTCTTGTTTTTCTAATTCATAATTATAATCAGATATAGTAATAGACATATAATTTTCATCATCTATTTTTTTAGTAGTTTTAAACTCTGATGTATTATTCATTTTATAGTTTCCTTATGTTGTTATTATTTCAATTTCTCTGATTAATAAATATCTATTTCTCTCATCTTTAATACACGGATCTATGCCATTGTCAATAGCTTGTTTATATTTATTATTCATTTCTTTATATTTTTTTTCAATTTGATATTTATTTAAATTATCATCTTCAAAAAATATAAATGATGTACTCAAATTTTGAGTTTTTACTTTTATTGCATATTTCATTTTATACCCTTTGTTATTTGTTATTAAAATAATTATTAAAAATCTTTTTAAATCTTATATAAAAAAGGCGTATATAATTAAATATACGCCCTTTGTTATTATATATTAATTGCTTGTGAAAAGCCGAACGGATCACAAATATAATTAGTAAATATTTCTTTACATTGTTTTATTTGAAATTCGTCTTTGGTATCATAAAACCAATCATCGAAATTATTATTATAATCATTTTTAATAATTTCTTTTTCTTCGTTTGTTTTGCTCATTTTATATACTTGATTATCTAAATAATTATCAGCGTCTTCAATACTATCAAAAACTATTGTTTTTTTATTGAAACACGGATTATTACCCGCCCAATCTAATATAATGTATTTTTCGCCGTGTTTTTCGGCGTTATATGTTGGATTATATCTCATTTTATTTTTTCCTTTGTTTGTTTGCTTAATCTAAAACTATTAATAAAAACTCATAAGCTTAGTTTTTTATGTTGTTTATATTAAATCCATCTTTGATTGATTGCGTATCCATCTTTATATAGTTTACTACTTAATTGGTATATTAAGTGAAATCCCATATCCATACCGCAACCGCTGATCTTTATCCCATATTCGCCGAACTTATCAGAACATTTATAATCTAATAGTTCAGATACTTTATAAGAATAATAGTGCGGTTCATTTTTCTTAATTCCAATTACACCTATAATTCTTGTCATACCACTTTGACTACAATGTATTAATTTTGTATAGGCGGTAGAATCCTTAGGAAACGCTTTTTTAAGTTCTTTTATCATTTCTTTTTGTTTTTCTTTGCTCATTGTTTTTTCCTTTGTTTGTTTGTTAATAAATCTTTTTAAATGTTGATCAATACCAAAAGCAACCAAAAGCAAAAGAACATTAAGAGAGTAAAAACAAATTCTAAAATGTTTTTAATTATCTCTTTTCTTTTTTGCTTTTTTTGTATTGCTCTTAATTCTTCATTGTGAAAGTATCTTTTAAAAGTTTCCGTTTTATAATTCATTGTTAAACCCCTTCTTATTTGTTAAAATGTAAAGTTTGTAAATATTTCTTTTGATCCGTCAATTAGTTTTGACTTTCCGATATCATTAAAATTGTATATTACAAATTTCTTTGTTGATTTATCGTAATGAGATTTTAACCAAACTTGATTTGCTTTTGGTTGCTCAATGTTTTTTAATGTCAACATCTCATCTTTTTTTATATCTTTAATTGTGATCTTGTTATTCATTTTAAATTCCTTTGTTTGTTTGTTAGCCTTCGGCATAGAACTAATTTACAACACTTTTATTTAAGTATGTACTTTTTTTTTATGTTTTCTAAACTTTTTATTATGTCTTGTTTATTGTGATTACATCAGCAACACTACGCCCTCAATTTTAAACGCCAATTATATTTTTTTATATTGGATCATTGGTTATAGTCATATAGTAGAGGGCAACTTGAGTAGAACTTTAACTAATCGTGTTAAGTGTAGCAATATCAAGGGTTAAGGGGGATATGTTAGCTAAGGTACCGTCCTATCATATTCCCTACGAAATATCAGTTAATGACTAACTAAATAGTAATAATTTAATACTCTATATATTAAAATCAAGATTTAAAAAAATGTCTGTAAACGACGATATTGTTTAAGATAGAGGAATTTAAGAGGTTCAGTTTTTTGTCGTGTTTCTATTAGATTCCCAATCCAAACTTTTGAGGTTTTTTTATTGGTATTTCTCTATTATTATTGGTTAAATTGTGTGTATGCCAAGATATGATTATAAATGTTTGGAATGCGATAAAGTGTTCGAGGTTGAGCAGAAAATGACCGACGATCCTCTCGAGGAGTGTTTGTGCAAAGATGAGCAATTCTTAGTAAAAAGAGTGATTTCTAAGCCAACATTGGTCATAAATGGTGCAGGTTCAATGCCAGATCGCAAATTATATAAAGAATTGGACATCGATTAGGGTGTTTGAATACTGTTCTTTAATCAACAAGAAATGCTCGTTTGCTGGAAAGGAAAAGGGTATAACTTATTGTGGGTTACACACTGGATTACAGATACAAAACAGTATTAAGTACATTACTTCTTGTCCAAAGAAAAAATTTAAAAGGAGATAATTATGCCGTATCACAAAGGAAAAAAGAAAAAGAAAAAGGGTAAAAAGAAATGAAAGTGAAAGCACCAAGAGGGTATCACTTTATGAAAAAGAAGGGGAAGTTTAAACTGATGAAGAATCCCAAAGGTGGATATAAAAAACACAAAGGTTCTTCATTGTCAATGAATGTGCCAGTAGTAAAGAGTCACTCGTGAATGTAACTACCAGTACAGCCAGAAACTTTATACCGAAAAGACTTTTTGGACAGCGAAAGAAGTCTATCAAGCAAAAGCTGAAAGGTAGCCCTTTAAAGAAAAGTATTATTTTGAAATACGCTAAATGAAAGACAAAAGTATTTATAAAAAACCCAACGGAGCAGGGAAAGGCGATGTGCCACGACCTTTGAGTATTTCCAAGAAAGAATACGAAAAGCGTTGGGAGAAGATATTCAGACCTAAGAAAAAGAAATGAGAAAGTCATTATTTAAAGACCGTACCGTAAAGTCAAATGGTGCTAAAAAAACTCGACAAGGTAAAAGCACGAATACCAAGTACGGAACTAAAGGTTCTAAAAAGTATTATAAAAAGAAATACAGAGGACAAGGTAAATGAGCAATATCGAACTAAAGAAAGCCAATCAACTTGCTGCTATTGATTTATTGATTCATAATCCAGAGCTAAACAAAAAACAGATAGCCGAGCAATTAAAAGTAAGTCCACGCACCATTCATAGCTGGTTTGCTGATGATAGGTTTGTGGAAATGTATTATAAGAAGTATATGGTTTCTTTCAATGCCAAGCTACCGATGGTATTAAATAGTATGATTCGTGAAGCTGTTGAAGGGAATGTCCAGGCAGGGCGTCTGGTATTAGAACATTCAGGAAAGCTGGTTAGAAACATCAATGTAACCGTAGATAGTCCATTTGAGAAGTTCTTAAAAGCTGAACAAATAGACGCTGACGAGATTATAGACGCCGAAAGCGAAGAGGTTACCGAAATAATAGATACGCTTCCAGAAAGAAATCCTGTAAACGACAAACCGAAGAAACGAGATATAAAAGAAAAGAAAGCAGTAGAGCAAATCAAGAAAGGCAAGAAACCTTATAGACAGAAACGCCGAGAGGATAGAGCGAGTAGATACGCTTTATTGCAACGAGCTAAGAAAGTAGGGTTAGATCCATTGCCATCAAGGCGTCCGACAAACAGTGAAAGGCGTAAGTGGTTAGAGAAGTTAGCAGAGTTAGAGTCTAAGAAAGACCATACTCGTCAGGCATAACATCATATTTTTCAAATATTTCTGACATTTCCATAGAGATAAACATTATATCATCTACAGATATATCTTCTTGATGTATTTTTTTATTGGGTGCAACTTTAGAACAGATAAAACCAAGTAAATCATTATTGGCTTCAGATATTTTTCGTAGTTCAACTACCATTTTGTATAATTCTTTTATTAAATCGTCCATTAACTAAGTTTACGCATACTTGTTGAAAGATTCTTCATAAAATCGTCCAAAAACGAATCTATTTCTGCTTCAATCTTTTCTCCAAGTATTTCGTATGCTTCTTCTTCAGACGAATAAAAGAATTTTCTTTGAGGTACTTTACCATACCTTCCTTGAAACCCTTTAAATATACCATTATCTCTTTTAATACCAGAGTGTGTATCTTTTAAATGGTTGGAATAATCACCAAGTGGACTACCTATCGAAACAGATAAGTCTTTTGATATAGGTGTTTTTTTAAAACTGCTTTTCAATGCACCAGATTCGTCCATAATGCGTTTGTCTTTGTGTTTCTTAAATCCATCTTTGTATCTCTCTGATAATTTTGCAAAAGGTTTACCAGTAATATCTTTTTCGGTAAAAAATGTTTTGCGTACTTTGCTTAATGCAGTATTAGCTATTTTGTTCAATCGTGAGGATATTAATTGTTCTACTACCTTTTTTTGAACTTTATGAAAGTTGAAATTAACTTTCGTCTGAATCTTGACTATCATCTTCTACCACCTCTGTTTCATTGATTGATTTATTTTCTTGAATAATCCTTCTGGCATCTTCAATACTTAAATCTTTGTTTTCTTCTGCTAATAGTTCGGCTTGTGTAGTTAGATTGTGTTTTAGTTTGTATTCATTCAACATAATCTTATCTTGTGTAGTCATAGGATATTCTACTTCAGCAAAATCTACTTTAAAGTTAGAAGGTTCTGGTAGTCCAAGATTATTGGTTTGTGATAGAGCATATTCTACTTTGTAGAACTCTTTTTCATATTGACGATATAATTCTTTATCGTCCATAAAATCTTCGTGGCGTTCTAAGTCTTTAATCATCAAAGAAATACCACTTGGTACTTCACCACCTGATTGTGCGAAAGTAACAAACAAGTGATTATTCAACGCCACTAATTCTATTTGCCACTTAATGTTTTCTATAACAGCTTCTACATTACCTTCTGGGGAAACAATATCGTATGTGCTTCCTTCAGGTAAAGTTAATATTTCATCTGATCCTGCTCTTACATTACTATTATCAGAAATAAGTCCAGTTACTACTGGTTGTCCAAACATTTGGAATCGTAGTCCTAATTGCATTTCAGTCATTGTAATATTGATATGCTCATTCGCAGATACTAAATCAGATGCACCTTCTACAAAGAAAGAATCTAATTGTTCTTCTCTATGTGTAAATACAAAAGGTAATACACCTAAGTTGTGCTGTACCTCTTCAAGAATATCACCATTCTCATTGAACTTTAAGTGTAATTCGCTATCCCAATACGCATACATTAACTCATTTGTATCAGATAAGTCTGCGTGTCCGTGCATCATTGGATATACAATCGCTTCAGGTCTATAAGGGTTGTCACCAAAGTATGGCTCAAAATAATAAATAGGACGATAATCAAAGCGTTGCTCTATTTCATCATACATTACATAAGTTGCAGTAGAACCAAGTAAACGAGTCATTCGTTCCATTTGTTTCATACGAGCATTTTTTACAACAGTTAAATCTATATATTTATCGTTTACATTTCTTTTTGCACCGATGGTATAAATACTGGACATACGATTGACAAACTTTTTCACGATGTTGGTATTGTAATGAGGTATTTCTTGGAATGCGTCAGATTTAAAATATCCTTCGATATATTGTTCGGTTAAAGAGCCAGAATAATAGTCTAAGGACTTTCTTACTTCTTCTCTACGAGCTTTCGCTTGTTCTTCTTTAAAGTTAGTTAATGAGTCTTGTATAATTTCTCGTGCTGTTAAAACCATCAAAGTATTCCTTTTTATCGTGATATTCTTCCAATGAAGTTAGCTCTAATTGGAAATCTATTCAATATAAAATATCGGAAGGCATCGCAACCGTGTTCATAGAATCCATCTTTAATTGGATTGTTAGAGATAGCTTTCCCTTCTACTGCTTCTGGGAATCTATATCCCTCGAAATCTTCTGCAATACCTACACATCTTTTGTCTATTTTAATTCTGCGTAATCCATCTGCATTTTCAAAGAAACTTCGACAATAGCTAACACCAGATTGTATATCTCTGGATAATTTGTCCATACGATATTCTACATAAATTCCGTGTTTGCGTAAGATATGAATATCCCCCATACCAGATTGTCCTTGAACGAAACTACCTGCTGGATCACCATAATAAGTAATTACTGGATAGTTCTTTTTCTTTATCATCTCTGCAAGTTTATCGGTAGGGATATTGCGTTCGTGAATAATTTCATCAATAATATTGATATGCCAATTCCCATCTTGCTTATAGGTTTGAAACCATAATACTGATGGCATTCTAAATCCAAAGTCCATTGAACAATAGGTAGGTAGGTTTTCCTGGTACGGAACATTGCCTACATCTTTTTCTCTATCAAATGGATATACTCTTCCTTCCATTGAAGTAAACTTGGCTGCGAACTCCTGGTCAAATAACTCTTTGGACATATTTCTTTTTCGTTCCATTAAGAAAGAATCTTTCTCTCCTTCTGGAAATGCGTGTTCGTTTTCCCAACTTGGAGATTGTACAGAATACCATTTTGGATCTGTTTGCCCTAACAAGTACAAGTCATATATCCAATTAAACCCTTCAGGTGTAGTAATAAAAATAGCTTTCCCTTTTCTGTCAATAAGGGTAGGAGATAAATACATATCCCAAATCTTTCTTGGCATCTTTGCTGCTTCGTCAATAATCAATAAGTCTACACCTTCACCAACAAGAGAGTCTGGATTTTCACAAGACATACCTTCTACGGTTGTTCCCCACTTGAACTTAATATACTGTTCTTTTTCTGATGCTCGTTCAATATCGTTTGCCTTCCCTGCTACCATATCTTTCCATACTTCACGAAACATTAGTCTTGATTTCTTATAAGATAATCCAACAAGCCAAATCTTTTGATTCGGTTGTGCTGCATAAAATTCTGCTTCACGGAATGCTGCAGTAGTTTTACCATATCTTCTACCACAAATATTTACAAAATACGAAGCACCTGCTTTCTCTGGGAAGTGTAGTTTACGCTGACCTGCGTGAGGTACATAGTTCATATAATCGAACCATTTTTGCTTGAACTCAAACTCTTTAATTTTCTTTGACATTCTAATTGTGATTAATTTAATTCATAATTAACTTAATGTCATATAATAATCCACTTAAGGAGTAAAAATGTCTGAATTAGAACAGAATACAGCCGTTGAGGAAGCTGTAAAAGAACCTCAAGTCAGTCAAGACGAAAAAAAGACAGAACAAGCTGTTCCATATTATCGTTTTCAGGAGCTGGTAAAAGAACGAAATGATCTTAAATCAAAAGTTCAAGAAGTAGCTACTGCACAGGAAGAACAGCGTAAAAAGACTTTAGAAGAGCAGGGCGAATACAAAGCTCTCTTAATTGAAGAACAGAATAAAAATAAAGAGTTAGAAACAAAGTTTAGCGAAGTTTCTGAATCTTTTAATCAGTATGTGACTCAAGAAAGAGATTCTCTTCTGGGTAAAATTCCTGAAACGAAAAGAGAAAAATTTGAGAAGGTAGATGATTTATCTCTTTTGCGTGACATAGTTTCAGAATTTGAAACACGAGCTGGAGTTAATGTAGGACAAGTTGAGAATAAAGTTTCCGTTACGAAGTTTAAAGGAAACCCTTTCAACGAGTTAGATAATAATTCAAAGCGTAGGGAGTCGCATAAGGACTTGATAAGTCATTACCTTAAGAAAAAATAACATTTTAAATCTTAAGGAGAGTACATAAAATGGCAAATGTAACTACAACAACTGCTGCTAATTTTATACCAGAAATGTGGAGAGATGCTATTCTTGATTATGCTGAAAGAAAATTTCAGTTAAGAAATCAAGTATTAGACTTTTCATCAATGGTACAAAATGGTGGCGACATACTTAATATTCCTAAAGTAGCTGAAGAAACTGCTGCTGCAAAGTCTGCTGACACTGCAGTAACTTATTCTGCAAATACTGACGGAGTAATTCAATTATCATTAGATCAACACCAATACGAAGCGAAAAGAATCGAGGACATCGTAAGAGTTCAAGAATCTGCTGACCTATTTAATGCTTATGCAAAATCAATGGGTTACGCTTTAGCTAAGAAAGTAGAAAACTACTTAGCTGTCGATATTATCCAAGCTGCTACTGGAAACGATGTTTCTTTAGCAACTGACAATACACCAACAACTGCTGAAATTAGAAGTGGCTTACAAAAACTTCTTGATGCAGGTTTTGACTACACAGATGGAGAAACATTCTTTTATGCTTCACCAGCTATGTATATGAACCTAATGGGCTTAGGTGATTTCACTGAAGCACAAAAACGAGGAGATAGTGCTAACCCACTTGCTTCTGGTAGCATTATGGAAATTTACGGTATGCCAGTTATCGCTTCAGTAGATTGGGACGATGATGGTGGTACTGGAGATGAAACTGGTTCTATTTTTAATAGAAACGGAATCTACTTTGCACAACAAATAGCACCAAGAGTGCAGTCAGCTTATGACATCGATCATTTAGCGACTTCTGTTGTTGCAGATGTCTTGTTTGGAGCTGTGTTATCACACGCTACATCAAGCACTTCATTACCAGTTGTTAACTTCGTTAACCCGTAATGAGTTAGATTGAGGGGGATTAATTTCCCCCTCATAACTTTAATTATTAATAGGGAACAGAAATGGCAAATTATACATCAACCCATACAGGAGCAACTATAGATGCGTCCGTTACTATCATCAGTGGCAGTGGAGTTACACAGTCAGATTTAGTAAAACTGAACGCAGTCACTTCTTCTGCAGTAGAATTAAATTTATTAGATGGGGTTACTGCTTCTACAGCAGAGCTAAACATCTTAGATGGAGCAACATTAAGTGTCACAGAATTAAACTACTTAGATGGTGCAGATTCAAGTATTACTACACTTAGCTTACCTGATAACACAACAATTACAACTTTTGGTGCGTCACTTGTTGATGACGCAGATGCTGCAACTGCACGAACTACTTTAGGAGTAGATGTTGCAGGAACAGATAATTCTACAGATGTTACTTTAGTTACAACATCACACGATTATTTATCCTTATCAGGACAAGCTATTACATTAGGACAAATTGATATATCTGACGATACTAATTTAGTAGGTGGAGATGGACTTGCATTAACTGGAGATACTTTATCAGTCAATGTAGATGATTCATCTATTGAGATTAATTCTGACACGCTAAGAGTAAAAGCATTGGGTGTAACCAATGCTATGTTAGCAGGAAGTATTGCAAACGCAAAATTATCAAATAGCTCTGTAAGTTATGGTGGAGTAAGTGTAGCATTAGGATCAAGCAATGCAACACCTGCCTTTGATTTATCCGATGCAACAAGTTTACCGATAGTAGCAGGTACTACTGGCACACTAAGTGTAGCAAGAGGTGGTACTGGAGCTACTACTGCTTCAGACGCAAGAACAAATCTTAATGTTGATGTTGCAGGTACAGATAATAGTACCGATGTAACCCTCGTAACAACTTCACACGATTATCTTTCTATAACTGGACAAGCAGTAACGCTTGGACAAGTAGATATTAGCGATGACACAAATTTAGTTGGTGGAACTGGTATTACACTTACTGGTGACACTTTATCAACCACAGATAGTGAGATTGTTCACGATGATTTAAGTGGTTTTGTAAGTAATGAACACATTGACCATTCTACTGTTTCTATTACAGCAGGTACTGGACTTTCTGGTGGTGGAGATATTACCACAAGTAGAACATTAACAACTGATGATTCTGCTATTGTTCACGATAACTTATCAGGGTTTGTTGCTAACGAACATATAGACCATTCAGGCGTATCTATTACTGCAGGTGCAGGTTTAACTGGTGGTGGCGATATTACTGCTACAAGAGATATTGCAGTAGGAGCAGGAACTGGTGTAACGGTTAATGCAGACAATATTGCTATTGGACAAGATGTTGGCACAAACGCAGATGTAACTTTTAATTCTGTTATTGCTGATATTATTGGAGATATACGAGGTGCTACAAAATTTCAAGCTAAAGCAGATGTTGCTTTAAACAAAGGTGACGCAGTATATATTTCAGGAGTAAGTGGAACAACACCAACTGTTGATATTGCA